ATTCACCCCAAAAGTGCCAAGGGTGCAGATGATGCCGGCAATCATTGCCCAGTCATTAAGAGATAAAGCGCCAATAGCTGTCGTTAGCCCACCAAACCACAGGGCGATAGAGCTAGAATATTCTTGCATTTTCATAGTCTCCCCCTGCCAGATGGCCTGGGCATGTGTCTGCTGTTGTGTAGGGAATTAGCTCCCGTCGTAGTCATTCGGAAATGTGAGGGTGTTTTCAGTGATTGACTGTTTTGACGGGAGCTAAATTTAGGTAATAAAAAAGGCCCACCGAAGTGAGCCTTAAAATTGATGCCAGAGTAAGCGTCTGGTTGCGCATTCCCACATCTGGTATTGTTAAATCGCCAGAAATAACCACATCAAATATGGAGAATTAAATGAGTGAATCAAACAAAACTACGAATGAAAGCAAGCCTCAACCACCAGCGCCACAAAAACCCACACCAGCTAAAGATGGCTTTTCTGTTGGGCGAATGATAGTTGGTGATTCTGCTGATGGTCTCAGGAAAAAAAGTAAGTAATTACTGAGACGAAAATCGCACAAGCAGGGGTGAGGATCGTTGCTATCCTCGCCCTTGTTAGCCTGGTTCTTATTTTTACATTATCGCAAAGCAACTCATCAGCAGTCATACAGAGTGCCTTTAGTCTGTATCGCCGCATGACAGCCAGGCGGTTACATTCACCAGCGAACCCATTATTTTTTAATCCGTCAAATCCATCCTTGCTGAGGGATTTATAACTTTCTGTGTAAAGCGTGCTCGGGGAAGCAGAAACAAGGCCATGCAGACTGACAGACAGCACCCTCGTAACCAAATATATTGCACATGCAGACCAGTACAGAGTGAAAACTATTAGCCCTGCACTTAAAAAGTCTATATTCGGCCTTTGCGTTAACAGCAAAAAAGAAGAACCAATACCTACAATCAGGATACTTAATAACTTGTACCCATTTTCTTTATTTACGGTGTTTGACTGGTAAATGTCCCTTATACACTCTTCACCCTGCGCCTCTAAAAAACCAAGTAGGTCATCATCGGCATCCAGAAAATAATCATCAGGCAGATTCTTCATTTAATCCCCTCTCTTATGCTGCTTTATGGCGGTTGGATTTGCCAACCCATGCATCCATGCGAATACAGACTTATTTTCTGTCGGATGATTATACATGAGGGATAATCCCGCATGTAAAAAAGCCCCTGAGCGATTAACTCAAGGGCTTATATGGTTGCCGGTCTTTCCCGACTTGTCACTGCGTACAAGTGAAATATGCTCAGTTTTTTAAATAATCGATAGTGCGTATCAACATATTAATCTGAGCATATCTCGAAATCAGCATACCCTATAAACGGTATGGATATAAAGAAAAACCCCGCTCAGTGGCGAGGTCTTGATGATTTTCCTTGGCGCTCATCTACAGAAACGCCCATGATTTAGAGAAATTACGCCAACTTCGGACAAAATGCAACTTAATAATCAAACTTTGTCGCCAATAGTCATTATCATGCCGCTATCGTGTTATTCGCTGAAATTCATCCTCTGCGTGACTCTCTTCAATGTCGCATTTAGCCACCAGCGACTCATAGAACGGTTTCCAATTACGCCGCCATGTCCTTTCATTGAGCTCTGGAAGCAACGCTGTAATCGCTTTATAAGCTGTCGTTGAGGGTGTTCGTTTGTAGCCAATTCCAAAGCACCGTTCACACTCTTTCTCAACTGGTACGCCAAGCCGCTTTGATTTCTCAAGGTCGCGCACTTTACCGGTACCGTTACAGCGGCAGCGATGAGATATTTTCCCCTTTCCGTTGCATGGGTTGCACAATTCGCCCACCCGTTCTTCTTTTACCCATGAATCTGTTTCACCACATCCAGGGTGTTTAACCACTTTTTGAATGCTGTAAATTAGCCCCTTCCCTTTGCAGTGCTTGCATGGGCTGGTTGCCGCAGCTGAGCTGCTGTATTCCTCGTAGGCAAATTTAGCCAGGATAACCATGCATTGAGCCATTCGACGACCGGAGGCTTTGCCGACATGCTTTGGGGCATTCTTCATTGCAAACTGGGTTAGTTGCTCAACTGTTCTGATCCGGTCTTCTTTGCTGATGCCAACCTTACCCAGATAAGCAGCCATGCCGAAACTGGCCCGAGACTCAACCATTCCCATTGCGGCGGCCATATCAGGCCCTTTGAGTGAATCGGAAGAAGTAGCGCGGGGAGAATCTGTAATCATCTGGCTCTTAGCGCTGAACTGCTTAATTGCTGATTCTAATTTCACTATGCCGCCCTCTTCTGATAAACCTGCTCACGAACCTGATCGCCGTTCATTACAAAGTCATTAAAATCGCCGTTATCTGGCCAACGCACGCTGACAGATATCAAATCGTTTTTTGCTCTGAGATTGGCGGTGGCACAATTAAACGCTGCGGCCTGTCCAGTGGCGGAATGTTTATCCATATCAGCGAAAATAATCAGGTGTTTAACGCCTGCCGGCACCCTGAATTTCTCCATGAATCCGGCATTAATGACTGACCATGTGTTTACCCCGTACACTTGATAGCAAGACAGAGCCGTTTCTATCCCTTCTGCAATCCCTAATGTGGAAGCGACTGGAAACATGCGTATCGCTACTGATCGGGTATGATCGAGGTAGTTCTGTTCCTGAAGTGATTTAAGTCGCTTGGCACTGTCACCGATATTCGCTTTCTTATCCCCATCAAGCAGGGTCTGATGCAGGTAACAAAGTTCACCCTTATCATCGGTTGCCAAAGAGTAAAGCGCTTGATATACCCGCCCTGCATGTCGCTGTTTATCGCAAAACCGGACTCCCTCAACAGGGAGGCGATTAATACCGCGCTGGCGCAGATAATCAGCGGCGGTGGTGCCGCGCAAATCCACCAGCTTTGAAAATTTACTGATAACACGCTGCCGCTGTTTCGCTGCTGAACTGGTGACAGGAATACTGATGTGCCGGTAGTTATTGCCAATAAGCAGATCTACTTCGGCGCACAACTCAGAAAATGATTTACCCTGCGTCAGGTTAAGCAGCTTCATCCCATCGCCGCTATCACATGTACAAATCCACGTCCCAACGCCGTCACGATCATCAATACGGAACTTGCCGCGAGCACCACATGCCGGACACTCACCCTTGAAGTGGTTTTTTCCCGTTATTGGCGGTAAACCAAAGTATTCAAAAATCTCAGCCCATCGGCCCTTTGCTGCTTCTGCTGTCTTCATGCTGGTTTCCTTAAGCTTTTCCGTATTTCTTCAAGGTGATTTTTGGCTTCGATAATCGCCGTGGTGGTATCAATATTTCCGGTATTGCATTGCTGAATAGGTGACTTTAATTTCTCCCTACCCTTAGCAAAGGAGATACGTTTGTGTTTGATATAGCTGCTGACTTCCGGTGTTATCTCCATAGGAAAATCACTCAAGCCATTGGGCCATTCGCTGAATTTGTCGTGGAAGGTATGTGAGCACCACCCGTCACTTACGGGCTTGCCCATCGATGAGCGCTGACGTTGATAGAACTTGATCTGACTCCACCAGGCTTGCTTGTCGGATTGGGTGAATACACGCTTTCCCTTGCCCAGCTTTTTCAGTCCGCGCTGGGTATCGGTATCCACGTCCTGCCCCGCCAGTGGCTTAAATCCACATTTTGGGCAGACGTATACTCCTGCGGGTTTCATGAAATGACACTCTGTACATTCTTTAGGGAGTTTCTCAGTGCGTTCCTCTGCCTCACGACTGGCGCTATCTTTCATTCCGTCGCTTTTGGATGGCAGTTCGTTGTATTCGATAGAGTCAGGGAAGCCCAAACGATGCACTGTGCCGCTGTGATCGAAAACAAGGCAAGACTCTTTACCCGGTGCAGTACGCAAGCCACGCCCAAGCGCTTGCAACCAACGGATTTCGCTTTTTGTGGGCCGGGCATAGATAACGCAGCGAACATCACTATCAAAACCGGCCACTAGCACACCGACACTGACGATGATTTTTGTGGCGCCCATTTCAAAGCGATGAATAATTAGCTGGCGTTCGTCCTGAGGGGTTTTGTCAACCATCACCTCGGCATTGATGCCTACCTTGTTAAATTGCATCGTCACAAAATTGGCATGGTCTTTATTTACGCAGAATGCCACCGTAGGCAGATCCCGCCCGTTCTGTAGCCAGTTATCAACGATGTCGCCCACGAGGTCAGCACCACACATGATTTCTGCCAGTTGGTTTTCGTTGTAGTCTCGTCCGCAATCAATGGTGTTGGTTGTTTTCACGCCTTTCAGGTCTGGCTTGCTCGGCGCATAGAATTCATAACCGCTCAGGTCGCCACGTTGGATTAACTCCCCTATGGTGGTCGGCTTAACCAGTTGCTGGTAGTAATTGCCCAGGAACGGTGAAAAAGGCGTACCGGATAAACCAATCACTTTCACCTGTGTTTCGCGTGTCAGGCGCTCAATCTCAATCAGAATTTGTTTCTGCCGGAGGTGAGCCTCGTCAACGATCAGTAAGTCAATATTGTCTGGGAACTGACGGCGGATCAGCGTGGCGGCACTGGCAATCTGAATTTTTAGCGCTGGGTCATAGCTCGGGTGTTTCTGCCAAATAAAACTAATTTCGTCCTCAGGGAGCCCATACTCGATAAAACGCTGCGCGGTCTGGTTAATTAAAATTGTGTATGGGGCAATGAAGAGCACACGCATACCGCGACTAACAAATCCATCTGCGATAAATGCTGCTAATCCAGTTTTACCGCTGCCAGTGGGTGCATAGACCATGAAAGATCCGAATGACTTCCAGTCACTGCGCAGCATGTTCAAAGCGCGTTCCTGTGCAAAGTTCGGTGTGATGTTCAGCATTGTGTGACCCCATATCATCTAGCTAGTACAAAGCGTTTACTTGAATCTGGTGGCTCGGATAACCTCGACGCCATCAGCGATATAACGCAGTGGGTGCCTACCATCCATGAGCAGGACGAAACCAGACATACCGTCAGGTAATACGTTCAACTTCATCAGTGAGCGACAACGAGGAGATTTTTTGTCAATTTCAATGGCGCATTGCTGCCCGTCAGGCGATGTAACTAGGCAATCAATAAACCCTTTGCGACCACTGGCCACGCTGATAGCAAAGTTGCGTTGCAGGTAATAACCTTGAGATTTGATTTTCCTTTGCATGACGTAGTCAAAAGTGACCTTGTCGTCAGACCGAATGAATTGCTCTTCCAGAAGGGCGATTAATTTCTGTTTCAGTTCTTTGCTCATAGAGTCTCCTCATAATTACTTAACGTACTAGATTGGTGGTACATCGCATTTTTAAGGGCTACCCCTTAGATCGAGATCTACCTAACCTATGGAGTTGTCTGTTGGAAAAGCCTGTTCCAGTGCTTCGCACTTAAACCCAACTCCCCCCTTACCCCCCTCATTTTTTGAGGTGAGCGTCTATACATCCAGACACTTAAGCTCTTAGATATCTGCACATCTAGCCATCTAAAAATTACGCATCTTGATATGTAGATTTAGTAACCTGCCAGCACCTTGATGCTGTAATGCAACCAAACACCTTTAAGTCTGGTTATCCGCAGGTTGTTTACCGTTGTGCTACCAACGGCGGACTGACCGTGTAACCCTGTAGTGCTTTTCCGTGGCTGTTCACAAACAATCTCAATCGCGTATTAGCTTCATGCCTTGCTTTGTTCTCTTGACGGTATGAAACAGACTCCGTGTAAAACGCGACCTGATAAGCCTCTGCATACTTAACGACAACCTTTCTGCGCAACGAGGGTGCCAATTGCTGTAACTGCTCCTGAATCCACTTCCCATCCTCGGGGCAAAACACCGTTGGCATGATTACTTGGGTAAATGCATTGGGAGTCATGGGTTAATTCCGCTTGGTTACTTTTTTCTTACTCGGGAAGGGTTTTGTCTCGAATGCCTCAAGAGCTCCTCCTTCCTGAACAGAAACCTTGATGTTTCGCCCAGATATAAGCGCCTTGCTGATTGCCATCTGGGTTAAGCCAAGAGCCTTCCCAGTACGGACTTGCCCATGCATATCCACATACTCTCTCAACGTCATATTAGTCATAAATGTCCTATCTGTTGCATTTATAATACCAAAAGTATTAATATAAATGCTACTACAAGTAGGAGACATTATCAAACTAAAGGTATTAAAATAAGATATGGAAAACAAAAGAGTCCTGACGACAGAACAGTTGGAAGATGCGATGCGTCTGAAGGCTTTGTATGAGTCAAAGAAAAAATCTTTAGGGATTACTCAGCAGGCAATTGCCAACGAACTTGATATTTCTCAGGGGGCTGTAGGTCATTATCTGAATGGGCGAAACCCTCTCAACCTAAATGTTGCCGCTGTTTTTGCAAGTTTTCTACAGGTTCCTATATCAGAATTTAGTCCATCTCTTGCAAAAGAGGCATCCCGCTTATCACAAGTCTCCAACGTGTCATTTGTAGAGCAAAATACTCCCAAGGGGAGTTATCCATTAATTAGCTGGGTCAGTGCAGGCTCATGGTGTGAGGCTATAGAACCCTATACCCTGAAAGATATCGATGAGTGGTATGATACTTCAGCTCACATTGAAGGTGATGGCTTTTGGTTGAGAGTCCAAGGTGACTCAATGACATCCCCTGTAGGTGTCAGCATTCCAGAGGGAATGATTGTTCTGGTAGATACTGGGCGAGAAGCAAAAAATGGCAGCCTTGTTATCGCTAAATTAACTGATGCCAACGAAGCCACATTCAAAAAATTAGTGACAGACGGAGGATCATCCTACCTTAAGCCCCTAAACCCTCAGTACCCATTAATCCCCATTAATGGAAACTGTAAAATCATTGGCGTTGTGGTAGAAGCTAAAATTATGTTCTCTTAAAAACCACCTACCCACACCCCCAACAAAAGGCCCACGGTTAACCTCGGGCCTTTTTTATCGCCAAAATAAAAATAAATACCATTAAAATTCAAAAAGTTAATACTTATGATAATATTTTATATACTTTTAGTATTGCGGATATTAAAACTTTTAGTATTATTACCTCACCGCCACACATAATTGCGTTGAGGATAAGATGAAACACTCAGAGGTTAACCATCAGGATATTCATAAAAAATTACGTGAGAGTAAATCCCACCGGTCGTATTTGTTTGATGCTAAACATTTTAACCCTAAATCAACTTACCAACTTCAAACTTGTTTTGTTGGTGAAGTTGAATACGCCATTTATGAACGGATTGAAAATTACTTTGTTCTTGTGGATTTTTTTAACAGTTACGAATCAGCAAATGAACAAGCTCGAAAAATAATTGATGAATGCGAAAAGTTTAAAAATTCAATTATTGGTTATTCTAATTATAAAGAAAGAAACTTGAATGCTTAGTTTAACGACTCATGTACTGACGCCAATCGAATACATGAGTCTAGCCAAATACACATACCTGAGAGGTTAGTTATATGGTTAAGTCAAATAGTATCATAATTAAAAGTGCAACTACAAACTCATCATCTGAGAAAATTATTTTAGTTGATAAAGAAGCTCGATATGTAGCCCAAAAATTGGCAAGTGACTATAAAACTGAATACGGTTGGTTATTAGCTAATTGGAAGTTGAGAGAGGCTTACGGGATATACATTGAAGAACCGCTCCCTAGCGTCGGTGATGTATTGGGTAATTATACTATCACGCATGCTTGCAAAGAAACTGGCTGTATTATTAAGACTCAGACACGCTATTTACAGAGGAATAAAGGAGCTGGAATTTATGCGTAATTTATCGACATCAAACCAAAACACACCAGGTATCATCTCTGGCTCCGGTGGTTCTTCCGAAGGTGTATACATACAAGACAAGAAAGACATCTTGTACAAAGAACCTGATAATTTTACACCATTAAATTTTGGTAATTTCCCTCCGAAAGGGCAAATAGAATACCTTGCTTATACTGCTAGCAACGCTGATCGTTATGCAAAGCAATTAAGGTATTTATATACAATGCTCATTGATGACGCAATTAGAAAGGTTGATGAAGATGTTGCAGCGAGGCTGTGGAGCCTTACAGAAGAGTTGGTAATAATGACATCCCAATCATCCAGAAATGCTAAAAAATTGATGGATGAAAATAATGAAAATTGAAAAAGTTGACCCAGCCAGATTCGAAGAATGGGAATTCGATTTAATTGATGATGGCGGTATCGAGATTGCATTCCAATTAAGATCTGAGCCTGTTTATTTTGTTATGCGTCACGGTCGTCGTAAGAGATGTTTTAGCCGTACCGCTGCTATAAATAACTTAGCTCACTTTATGACGCAGAAAGTTTTCAATCGCTTAAAGAAAGCATCTAGCCGACCAGATGAAAAAGTAATTATAGATAAAACCACTGGCGCTACCGCATGGAAGAAAGGTGAAATGCTTCCCGTTTATTGGAATTGTCATTCTCGCGCGGTTCGACGCATTCGCCGCTTATTAGCCAAGCAACGCGAAATACTTAAATGGCAAAATAAATATGAGAAATGGTCAAGCCAGCATATTGAGCTGATGAAAACTAAACCTTATTAATTAAGTAATCGTAAAAAAACTTTAATTACAGCCTTTCGGCTGGGGGCATCCCTACGCCGAAAGCCAGAAAAAAGGTAATTCAAATATGAGTAACATTGAATTAATTAATAAGAGACGCAAGCACATTGTTGGCGCAAAGCTCGAATCCATGATGCACAAAACAAATAGCCATTGCGTCATTGTCAGCTTGAAAGATGGCGGCATGTATACCGTTGAATTATCCGAGAGAGTCCTGATTGAAGCCTTAATAGATTTCGAAGCAGAAGTTTATGGGGAATATAAACGGCTCGAAGCGGCGGAACACATCATTAACACCTATGACAGTTTTTTATCTAAAAGCGGCGATCACCTTACCGAAGCGGGAAAGGATTTCATGAATGCCATTGTTAAAAATATTGCCGAAATAGCGAAAGCAAAAGGGAAATCAATATGACACAGCCAGTCACTGAAGGACAAAAAATGAACCTTAAAGATATGGATAGAGAGCGGCTTATCGAGCACGTCAAGGCATCAGGTCTCGATGTGCCGGGATGGCTGATTGATGGGTGTTTCACACGCCCAACGGGACCACTCACCGACAGCGAATATCAGGAATTTGCAGAGATTTACTGCAAACAAATCCGCTCAATTGAAGCCCTTACCTATCTGGTTGAATGCAAGCGTCGCTTTGGTATGGATATGCAAGGCGGGGCTATTTTCAGGCACGAGAAGATCGTTATGCAAATAGACCAGCAGGTTATTGAAACCTTACTCCAGCACCAAATTGAAACTGCGCTATTGGAAGAGCGTCCAGCAGAGCGCTACCTCGCCGTTATGAAGTTCTATATGGGCGACCGATTGAATCAAGCGCAGAACGGCTCAACGTGGATGCGTGACTTTATCGACAGCGTATTCATTGAGGGCGTTAAGGCTCTTTTCCAAGGCAAAGCAGAACCGACAAAGAGCCTGCACTAAGGAGTGACGATGGGTAACCAAGATAACGCAAATGTATTTAGCGCAGTCTCACTTCACCGCACACCGACTGCGAAACACAGCCGCCGCCAGTGCCGGATCTATAGCCCAGAAGAGTTTCTGGAGATGCCAATGGTGAAGGAATTTATTAAAAACAACCCTAATCAGCATTTCGTCAATGAGGAAACCGGCGAGGTCATGTTGGCACAGGAATTGGCCGAACTTTATTGCTCCGTGAATAACGGGAAAAAGTTGAAGAAATTATTGCGTCGTTCATTCGGAGATAAGTCATGAAAACTGAACTAGTAGTCAATGGTGCGCCAATGATGGGTACCAAAGAAATTGCAAAGATGACTGAAAAGCGCCCAGCAGACGTAATCCGCGACGTGTGGGTGATGCTGGAATCTCTTTATGGTATCAGCAAAGATAACGCAAATTTGCGTAATTATAAAAATCAACAGGTTACGTTATTTTCTGGCGTTATTGCCTGTATTGATAGTCGCGGCTTCGTTTCTGAGTTCCTTCTCGACCGCCGACACACCGAAATTCTGATTACCGGCTATGACGTGAAACGCCGCGCTGCCGTTATCGATCGCTGGTTTGCTCTTGAAACCGGTAACACTCAACCAGTAGCTGCAATCCCTGACCTCAGCCGTTTGGAAATTCTTCAAATGGCTCTCGATTCCGAACAAGGTCGCATGGTGGAAAAGGAACGCGCCGATACAGCCATTCGCACCAAGGGCCAGATTAGCCGGAAACGTGAAGCCTCAGCTATGGGGAAACTCAGTGCGGCAACACGCCGCTGTCGTGAGCTGGAGGAACGTCTGGGTGAAAGCACCAAGGACGCCACAATCACCAAAGTAGAGAACGCTACAGGCACTAAAAAAACATTCAAATACGCCGCGCTTCGCAAATGGTGCTGGGATAACGGTACAGAAGCCAGAAGTGTAGCTGATGAACGCTATGGCAGCGTGAAGTCATGGCCTGCCGGTGCATGGTTAGCAGTTTACGGGATCGACCTTACTTTACTTTTCGGGGAGAAGAAATAATGCAAAAGATTAACTATATCGTGACTTTCACTGGTGATTACCCTTGCGGCGGCAATCATCCACTTATCGTTAAAACGGCAGCTTTAGACGTTGAGTCTGCAATTTCTGCTGCACATAACGCTATTGAAGATGATCGCATTGAAGCGACCAATTTAATTCTAGTCTCTGTCGTACCTGAATCATGTCCAGCAGCCACTGAAGACCTGAACAGTGACAGCGCACTTAAGCCCTGCCCGTTTTGCGGCAATCCTCACGTTAGCCTGGTTGAGACAATCCCCTACTTCGGCGGCGAGAACATGCATTTCGTGAATTGCGGATGCTGTAACGCCTCACAGCTTCCAGACTTCAAAGATGGGGCAATCCACAACTGGAACCAACGCAACGATGGGGAGGCAAAATAATGATTATTCCAACCGATATTCTTCGCGCTGCCCTGCTCTGTGTCGCTGGAGAGAAAGAAACCCGCGAATACCTGAAAGGGGTGTACATCACCCCAACCCATATCAAGGCTACTGATGGTCGTGCGCTGGTGATGATGGAGCATGGCTGTGAAGTCGGGAATGATATTGATGGAGTGTTTATCTTTGATGGTGACATTCCTGACGAAGCCGCCGATGCAGAATTAACCGCGATTGTTGCTGACGGCAGCAACTGGTATGCAGTCCATTACGATGAAAACGAGAAGCCAATTTGTTCAAACATGCTGGAACTACTCGATTGCAAATACCCCGATTTTAGCAAGCTATTACCCGCTGAACCGGAACCATGCGACGAAATGCCGATGTTCAATGCTCAACTACTGGCATTGCCTTACCTGATGTTCCGTCACGGTTTTGGCCCTGTGAAATTCAAGCCTTACGGAAAAGGAGCACCCTGTCAGTTACTGCTCGATCCAGCGACTAACCACTTCTACGGAAATCCATTCCTGGTAATTATGCCTCTGCATTCAAACGCCTTTGAGCTTTGCCAAGAGGTGATGAATGAAAAAGGTATTTGAACTGATTATGTGGACGCTGTTCTTCTCCACTCTCGGTGGGATCGGGATTATTTCTGGCTTCATGGTGTGGCTTGGCATGGTGATTTGGTTGCGGGAGGTGTTGTCATGAAATTCAATTATCAAGACAACGGCGCAGTGGCCACCATCACAATAACCAGCACGATATTCGAGTTCCGCAAGCATAACCGTGTGGTTGATACGACGCTTATTCTGGCAGATGTCAGCGCACACAGGACTGGCTCGTTCTTCATGAAAACCGTGCTTTCTGGGCGCTCTGTTGCGGTACTTAAGGCTTATAAAATTGTTGCTCGGGAGGCTGCGCGATGAAGAAATTACTTGAGCTAATTGGTGGCAAAGATAAAGGGGTGTGTCCAGCAGTTCCCGCTGATAGCAAGGCTTACAGCCAGTCTGGTCAACAAAGTATATTGCCACTGGCGTACATCATCAGGTTAGCGTGGGGTGACCCCGGCGATATCACAGGCGCTGTATGGGCGGCAGGTTACCGTAAGCCAGAGAAATCAGCCGAAGAAGCCGCTCTACTGGCTATCGACCTTATCGGTGAGTACCACATGAACGACGTTCCTTGTGAGCATTGGCCCACAACTTATGAGCACGTGTTATCTGGCGAACTGAACCGGATTGTGTTTGAGGCTGAATATCTGGATAACTCGAACGCCGTCCGTGTTGCAAGGGCGATTATCGACGCCGGATACCGAAAGGTGATCACCCATGGGTAAACAGGCTGATATCAACGACACCCAAGTACGGGCAACAGTGCGAATTGATGACGGGCGCGACTGGACGAAGTGGCTTAACTGGAAAATGCGGGAAAAGTACCGCATGCGGAACGGGATAAATGAAGCACCACCAGCCAGGCCAAAGGTAGCGCCAGTGACAATAACACCGATTAAACAGCCTCGGAAACGGGGCTATAAGGTGGTTCAGAAAGCGATAGGGGCGGTGTGA